ACAGCTGTTGTGATTGCGCCAGTTGTGTTGCTTGATGCAGAATAAAAGTCAGTTTCAGCAGGTGTGGCACCAGCCAAAGCAGAGGCTTTGATAATAACAAGTTTAACACGGTTAACTGCGGTTGATGCATTGATATATGCCATTTTAGTTTTCCTTATGCTAATGTGTGAAATCTATACTCGAACTCATATGTGATACGGTCGGCATCAATAGAAGTTGTATAGTCAAACTCTTTTCTAAAAGCGTTTGTAATTGTTGCAACACTTCGCGCTGAAGCCAAAGTGTTTATTGCTGTTGTGAGATCAGCGTTTCTATTCTTCGCATCTACGGTTAGGTATCCACGAACTGTAGTGATGTTTTTATTGATAGCAGTGTCATCCAATGTAGGCATTAGCTCATCCTGCTCAACTGTTGGTTCATCAAGATAAACTCTACGCATATTCTTTGTGTAAAGAGCAGCGCCACTTTCCTCAAATGGCAACTCTTGACTGGTTTTGATTGTCCCAGTTAAGTTTGTTGTCAGATAAGCAAGTAATTGAGTTCTCATCGAATCCGCACCAGGTTAAGTTTAACAGGACGCTTCTCAGTTTTTTCAACAGTAGCATCTCCATCAAAGTCATACCAATCACCGGACTGCAACACTTCTTCAAACAAAGCAGTGTATTGATCACGGTAAAACTTAATCTTTTGCATTCCAGCGTCAGTTTCATTACCAAAATCAGCAACTCTTGGATAGATATACTCTGCAAAAGCAAAGTAGATGTTCATATCTTTAAATTCCTGTTCTCTGGCTTTGATCTTAACTGGACTAACAGCTGGTAACGAACGCACATCATTTTGTAATGCACTATCGTTACTAAACTGATATTCTCTCCACCAGTCAGAGTTTCTAATCTGTGTTAGAATACGCTGACTGGCTTGAGCTAAAAGACCATCTACAATTTCTGTAGTTAAACCTTCGTTTGATTCAAATAGTCGTTGATCACGATCATCAAGTTCGCTTGTTACAGCAAAGCTGACAAAAGTTGAATTAATGTAGTTAAATGACATCGTGATCTACTCTATCTAAATTAAGCTGCGTCGACTAACTTAACACCACGAGTAGCGTCAACAAGGCCAACACCAGCGTGCAATGAAGCAACGATGTCATTACCAACAGCAGCAGCACGACGTTGAACTTCAAGATCAACATTTCGGAACATAGCGATACGCATTGCGTCAACGCCAAAGATCGCGCCTTTGAAACCAGTAACGCCAGAGATTGCAGCAGTAGCAAAAGCTGATTGGTAGAAACGCACGCCAGCAACTTGACCAACGAAACCGTTAGCCATTGCTTCATTTTGCATTGCGCCACCAGCATAGGCTGTAGAACCAATGACTTTCATCAATTCAGCAGCAGCAACAGTTCCAAGCACGCCAAACAATTGACCTGTTTCACCAGCACCGCGGATTTGTGCAACTGCATCAAAGATTGCATTCAATGTCAATGTGCCAGTATCAGCAGAAGCTGTAAGGCCAGACATAGCAGCAACAACGTCTTTATCGAAAGCAGCAGAAACGCTATTACCAAGCACACGGCCTAGTTCATTAGGATCGATACCACCTAGATCACGAACAACGTCACGTGCAGCATAAATGTTTGCAGTGATTGTCTTTGAAACAGATGTGATACCTAGTGCATCAAAATCAGTTGCATCGTGTGAAGCACTTGTTAGCTTCTGTGCAGTTACAGCGCCAAGCAATGGAAGTTGAGCTGTGATAGAACCTGCTGGAACTTGGATTTGTGGAATAGTCATGCCGCTAAGGAACAATGAAGATTCCTGTGCTGCGTAAACTGCGGCTGCTTTGGTGTTTACCATGAAACCGGCTAAGTCATAAGCTGTATTGTAAGCCATTTTATTTTACCTTTAAATTAAATTTTACCGTTGCGTCTTGCTTCGGCATATATCTTGCGATGATCAGGACGAGTTAAATCAAGAGATTTTAAATCGATTGGAGCACCACCAGACTTATTTACATTACCTTGAGTATTGGTTGTAGCTGGAGTAGCACTGGTAAAGTGTGGATTTGCATCTAAGAATTCTTTAACATATTTGTCAACAGATAATGGAGCACCACTATCATCATAACGAACTGCGCCAGTCTTAACGTCAATCACTTCGACTTCACCTTCACTATTCAAACGCATTGCAGGTTTAAGCAATTGCTTGACCTGTTCAGGGTTCACACTACGATATTGAGCAGCCAATGTAAGCAATGGTTGTTCAACTTTAAACTCACGAATAATTACGTCTCGTTTTGAGATCTCAGCATCCTTCTTGGTTGCTAATTCACTCATTACTTTATCAAACTCACCACGTTTAAGTGCAGAGTCTTGTTCGCGTTGTTGATGTTGTGACATAACATTACGAATTGCATCTGGATCACCTAAGTCCTCGTATGGTTTCAATGCCTTCTTTAACACAGCGCCTTTGGTGCGTGCCATTAAGTCATCTACTTCACGTTGAGAGTAAGTCTTTTCTACCTGATTGTTTGTTTGAGTAGCAGTTTCAGTATCTGCTACATTGCCAATGTTTGTATCGGTCATTGTGTCCTAAGCCGGGTCTTAACCGTATGTTTAAGTAGGCAATCGCTTGCCTGTATTCTATTTAGTCGAATCAAATCTACTATGTTTATTCGCCAACTATCATTGGCACTTCAACCGTGAATCCATTTGCAATTGCACGATTATGTCCATCTTCTGAATCAACTTCGACTTCATCACCAGTAACTGGATTACGCATAATGTGAACAGTATAGTTAGATAGTCCCATATCAACTAAGTCCTCTGTAGATTCAGGATTTACAATGTCATTAAAGTCAATATCAACAAGTTCCAATAGCTCATGTTCAATTGCTAGTTTAGCAAGTGGGTTTGCCACTTTATCATATACTTTGATAAGCTGATCAAGTTCATTCTGTGTATCACGCACTGCAAAGCTACTTGGATATGTAATTTCACCATCCCAAACTTGACCTTGATAAGCACAGAAGATTTGCCATAATTGTTCTTCAGCAAGTTCAATGTTATCAGCTTGTTCAGCAAGACGTGCATTGAGTAATTGAAACTCAACTTCTCTTGACACGCCACTCATCAGTTTAGCTTCTGTGGCACGAATGCTACCAGTGTTAGCCATTTTATCAATGCTGGAAACAGTGTTATTGATTGCAGTGTAAATGCTGCTGATCTCTTGTCCATTAAACTCAAGCACGTATGGCTTTAAAGCTGGATCCATGTGTTCAGGCATTTCAATGATACTACCAGCGCCACTTCCAGCATTTGTTTCTTTTGTCTTAACCAATGATGGGTGACTACCTAAACGCACGGCCTGTTCAGCCTCACTTGTCATATTGAAGATAAACTTCTGTGCATCAGCAATGTCAGTAATTGTTGACAACCCAATGCCGCGCACTGCACTTGTATGTGCATACATGATAACAGCTGGAATCATTCCAAGACCATTGAGTTCAATGAGTCTATCACTTATAAGTTGACTTTCGTGACTTAAATGACTTGTTGTGACTTCAGTCTTAGTCCATTCTTTAATCACGGTGGTGGTATCATTTGTATCTTCAACATACTTTAAGTAGACAAGTTCATAGCTACCATTCAATCGACGAGCCCATTTCCAATCTGTAACTGCAAGTGGAGTAAGTAGATTTAGATATGGACGCACGCCAGCAGCAATTTCATCAGCACGAGTAACTGCTCCAACGTCAGGCTTACTCATTACAATCCAGGTATGTCCAAAGATGTTAGCATAGATTGCAGCTTGTTTCATAAAGCTATCTAAGTCTCTACCTTCCCAATCGCAGTCTTCCAGGAAGTCTTCTAGCGTAGGTTCAGTCTCTAATGTGCCAAAATCACGTTCTGGACATTGTCTAAACATAAAGCTGATATATGTTGCAATGATACTACGACATTGATTGTCCAATGGAGTCACAGCAGTGCGCTGAGAATATTCATTATCGTTTTCAAGCTGATAGCGAGTTAGATAGCCACCACGTTTATATTCAATGCCGCCAACGTAACTATCATATAGAAACTTCCAGTTGCTGCGTGAACGTGAATGTAATGAGTTTGAACCAGCTGCTTCTGCATAGTCCTGAGAAATGACGATATCCATAGTTATAGATCCTTAATTGATTTATTTAGCAAGTGCGTGTCCAAATCTTTGTGGAGCACTTGCTTCAGTTATTTTATTGATAGGGAATAGAAACTGCACCATATAAGTTAGTGCATCGCATCCGTGATCAAATCCAGAATTCTTATCTGGAGTCATACTATCCGTTTTATAAGCCCAATTCTTTAAACAAGCAATAGTCTTCTTACATCTGGGATCAATGTAGAAACGTGTGCTGCCATCTAATCGCTTAAAGAATAAGCTATTACCACAATTGATACGATCACGCACTAGAGGATGTTGTCTGTGATAACGAGTTTGAAATCCAGCCATCTCTAATAATTTGATATCAGTGTTGCCGCCAGCACTTGATTTGCGTTGCACTCCAGCAGGATCTGGAAATACCACAATAGGATTAAGCGGATAGCGACTACGCAATTCCGCTATGATTTCACTTGTATTACTATTCTCTAAATAGATCTCATCATAAATCTCAATGCCATTACTTATGGCGCGGCCAATAACTACACTCATTGGCGTTACGTTAAAGTCCATTCCAACGTAGATTGGTTCACGTTCCGCAGCTAGTCTAACTTCTCTAATGTTATGCTCACCGAATTCACTAAAGATAACACCAGCAAAGTTCTCCCAATTGGCCATATATTCTTGGCTAAACACTTTGGGACTTAAATCCTGTCTAGCCTGTTCAATCTCTTCTGCATCTACGAAGCCACCATCAGCAGTTGTGTAAGAGAAACTGACCCAATTCTTTTTAGTGAGTGCATTGTCGTATAAGTCTCTTGCTGCTTGATTTCCAGCTTTGGGTGTGCCTGTGAATAATGCATGCCCCTTCTTATCACTAAGTGCTGGACGAATGATCTGATAAAAGATCTCATCTAAATCGATATCACAGAACTCGTCTATACAAACAAAGTCGAGACTACTACCACGCAAATTGTCACCTTGCTCTGCACTCTTTAAGCATATTAGACTGTTATTCTTAAGAAGAATCGTAAGTTCACTCTCATTTGTAGTTTGAATCCAATTGAGTTTACTTAATTTCTTCTTTAACTTTCCCCAGACTAAACTCTTAACTTGTTGTCGAGAGTTGGCCAGCATCCATACTTCGCTATTTGGCACTGCTGCAAAGCGACATAGTTCACGCATAGCCAGGAATGTTTTTCCGCCACGACGCCCAGCAAGCACTACTCTGAATCGTATCTTGCTATCCGCTATCTCTTGTTGCTTTGCACTTAACGCCATTTATCTGCAGAGCACATCGTTGATATGATCACTTAATAATATTAATTCAGCAGGAGTAAGATAATACTCACGGTGGCGTGCATCATCACCATCAATACGAGTAGTGAACTTCAATTGTAGTTGTTCTGGACTAAGCCATGTGACTTTAACATCCAATGAGTAGTCATCAGTATTACGAATTATCATTTGATTCCTCTTCAACTTCATCAATGCTCTCATCTTCATCAGCCTCAATTACATCATCATCCATCTCATCTGTCCACGGTAACGCACGATTTTCATCATTAGTAGTGCCATTATCATTTTGACTGAGAATATTCTTACCTAACCAGATTAACATTGTAGGATTACCATCTAGAGCTACTCTAAGTTGTGCTTGACGTAACGTTACTTTAAGTCTATGTCTGCCTTTTACTAGGAATTCCTTAAAGTTATATCTAAGTGTGTTCTCATGCACATTAAAGTATGCAGCGATCTCACGGTCAGACACACCTAAACTGGCTAAATGTTCAATCTCATCAGGTGGCACTATAATGCCTTCGCGCCCTACTTTAATTCCCTCTTTGGTAATTGTCCCCCACTTATGCACACCTTTTGGTCCAGGTTTAGCTTTGCCATTCTCGTTATTATTTTGTTCTTCGTTCATCTTCTTCAGAAGTCCTTTCTGCAATAAATCCCAGTAGTTCGGGATTTGATTGAAATATACTTGCCCAGGACATACCTAACATATGCACCTGATGCTCTGTCAATTCAATGTTGCACTTTTCACTAATATAGTGATTGATTTCGTGCAGAAACGTATCTAAGCATTGCTGCCCATTCAGATCATCGCGGATGCGTATTTCACGCTCTTCGGTATGACAGCTACCGTAGTTCCCATTCATCAATGATTCTGGATACCATTGAATATTTACATTCTCACCTAATATATCTAATTGACAATAACTTGCTGCATCAGGAGGTTGAACTTCTGTGCTGGGTAATCTTATCATACTTAATAACTCCAAATCTATACGATTATTTAGTCAAAAGAAAGCCCGGGGATTATGCCGGGCATTCATACTATTCTCTGAAGAGTAGTTAATACAAGAGAAATTACTAACTTGTAATTTACTTATAATTGTTGGGCTAATTTAGCTTAGGCTTATGTATTAGGTAATATAGAAATATCATGCTGTCCATAATGCTTCTGAGCCCAAGCAGCTATCTGTTCTGGTGTTGTTTCGATGCTGAAGTTAAGTGTAGTTATGGGCTGCTGATTCAGATAGACACTTACACATTGCATAACAGGTTCAATTACAATGATCTTTGATTTACGTATATTCATAATGATTTAAGACTTTAAAGACTTTTATTATACGATATTTACATTAGTTGATCAAGAACTTGACAGCCAAAAGAAAGCACCATAAGCCTGCAAGAGCTGGTGCGATCTAATACAGTCCTAAGGTAGTCTTGTTAAGTTTATTTATCAGATTGAAATTGCTTTTAATAACGATAATGCATCAGCTTTAACTTTATCTCTCCATCGTTGCTGTCTATCTTTATTACTTACTGGTCCATTTGGTAGTGGTGGACGACCCATGCGTTTTGGTTGTTTAATTGTTTTCATTATGCATGGTCCCTTAGATAATTTTTAATAGGGTCACAATGCGGTTTGCTGCATGGTGGTTCTGTATGCAAATCTCGCACACATGGTGATATTAATCGTTGTATCTTCTTGTCAGATTCGTCATGCATATACTCTGCTTCTTTACACCAAACTACTATGTTACTTCTTACCATATATTCTTTCGATAAATTGCTGTTCGTTGAGTAATCCACGTTTAGCAGCATTACTATCATCAGCAGGATCATTCTTTCCTAAATCGTAATCACTTGTGCTATTACTATAGTGTCCTTCTGTATTGTGTTTAGGTTTAAACTGCACAATATTATTAGTATGCCATGATCTTGTATCTACGCCACGAGTTGCCCACATTTCAGTTTCTGCACGAATGCGTTCTGCTCGTTCTGCTTTTTCTTCTGCGTCATTTAGAATACGCTGTCTGTCAGCAGTAACTTTTGCTACATCAGGATCAGCATATCCTTTATGAAAAGTTTCCTCGATAGTCCAGTCTATGCAATGATCTTGCTGAAGTATAAACTGCATGTCAGATAGTGGGATACGATGTCTTGTGCAAAAGCCATCATGCACCCATAACAACACATTCTTATCTTTACAACGAGTAATTAGATCTTTCATTGCTCTAGATTCTGCTCGCTGATACAGAAATGCAATCAGTTTCTTTTTGTTTACACGCTTATTAGGTCCTAAACAAGCTGGTTCATTAATAAATAAATCATGAGTTGCATTATATAATGCATTTACAATAGCATCTTGTTCTTTGAGGAACTCTTTCATCCAAGGATGATTGCAGAATGCTTCTCTGCTTTCTTTATGTTTAATAATACTAGCAAGTCCTTCACTTGTTAGTTCATTATGTTCATTGATATAAGTGGCACTGCTTCTGGCACCAAAACTGATAGCTGTAATTGCTTGCTTTACTATGCTGGCAATCTGCGCTAGTTCATAATAACTATCCTTGAAGCACTCAATAAACTGCCCACGGATGCGTTTTTTATCTGCCATCAATTCTCTTGTATAACTGGTATTTGGTGGTGGTGTATTACGATCGCAATTGTAAAGAACTCGCATCATTGAGATTTGCCAAGCAAACACACTGGTGTTTAAATCATAACTAAAGTGTCGACCCAATGCAGCATGTCTAACTGCTGAAGGTGTGTTATGTAAATTGACACCACCATAATACATACGGCCACTTGCTGCTGGCTTTTTAAGCATTGGTAAACGACCCCAATTTTCTTCTATAGGGAATTGTTCAGCAATAGCAAAGATCTTTGCTGCTTTATCTTGCATGACTTTACTATATGCACTAAGCATGTAATGTCCAAGATTTTGTAGATCAATATCTACCCATTCATATTTGTCATCTGCTTTCGGATCTTGTTCAATTGTATCCTTAATGGTATAAACCCATTGTGTTTCCCAGTCATATTCAAACATTGTCTTTACCTTTGTATATTGTCCATTAAAGTTGCTACCTTTGGTTACTACTGTAATCAGAGGGCTTAGATTATTTAGGATTGGCCACCAATATAATTGTTTGTTGCGTTCACCATAACGTCCGCATGTAACTTCTAATTCTTTAGTGCTTACGTTATATAAGTTTAATTTTTCATCACTTGCATTACGCATATGATACTTGCTACCAATTTGCTCCAATATAGCCTGTTTATAACGACGAGCAATCAATAATGGATGGCTACGTTTAGTCCATAAATTATTGGTCCGTAAAAAGGCTTCAATGCCCTGAGCAACTGCTGCCTCATCAAATATCTCATCTATAGTCATATCTATTCCTTTTTCGGTTCACGAAGTAGCATCTAATTCAAATTCAATTAGTCTTTATTAGCTGCTAATGCTAACATCTTTAGATGTTATGCTCTTATTATATTATTATCGCCACTACTGAGCAAGTCTTTTCTTGTCTAAAGCCACTACTGATTTGTCCGTTCCAATTCATCGAAATACTCTATTTCGGTTAGTATATCTGCTGCTTCTCCAGCTGCT